AGAACCAGCTGCCTGTGCTTTCGCAGAGAACTTACGCTTGTTCGCAGGTGAAGTCATCATTACAGTAGCTTTGCCACCTTCCTGATAAATAGTCTGCATTGCATCATCAACGTTGCTCAATTCAAGAGCAAGTAAGTTAGCATCAGAAGCGCCACGAGCGATAGTACCAACGGTACCAATACCAGTAGTACTTGGAGCAACATAAGCTGCACCAGAAGCTGCACCAGCGTTAACAACGTTTACGTTGGTAAATGCCTGATAGCCACCCATAGTACGAGTGCCTGAACCGTTAGAACCGTTCCAGCTGTGTACTAGGTCATGCTCAACGTCACGGCGAAGCTCAGTGCCACGCTTCTTCAACTGGTATGCGTACTCGTCTGCAACGCCAGCTTGATCAACTGCGCGCTTAGAACCAGATACTTCAACAGTCTTAGAGTTGATCTGAGTGTAGTTACCTAAACGTGTACGTACAGGCTCAGCAGACTGTGCTGCGTGAGTAGTAGCGTAAGAAGAACCTTCAGCAACTTGGTTAGAACCCGGTGCTGCTAGCTCGTCAGTAGTCCATTCGTGAAGGATACCTTTAGACTTAGTCTTGCCGATAGATGAATAAAAAGGTGTCTCGTCACGAGTGATCATGCTAATAAAGTTAGCTAAGTCTTCGCGTTCTGATACGCCTACGCCTGATGTGCCAGCTGCCGCTTTTGGGCCAGCTGTTTGGAAGTTACGTCCTGCCATGATAAATATTCCTTATAAAATAAAGTAAAAGTTAAAGGATTAGCTGAACTTGGAAAGGTTCTTGAGGAAAGATAATTGATCTGCCTCGGAACCAGTGCCTGTTAGGACTTTGTTACGAACCGCAGTAGTTGCCTTTGCTTGCTGAGAATTCCTAGTGGGGCCTTTTTTGATAGGTGCAGATTTAGCTTTAGGCGTTGCCTTACGCTTAACTGCTCCCTTAGTGGCCTTGTGCTTCAGCTTCCGGTAGTCATCAATAAACTTGATAACATTAGCGTCTGCAATAGTTGAGAGGAGTTCCTGAGGGATCCCTTCTTCTACTGCAAAAGCCTGAATAGCTGCTGCATCTTCTTGGAATGATGGTACAAGCGTTGCAATATCAGTGCTAAACTTAGTCGAGAGTTCCTGTTGACGGAGAGCAAGCTGAGCTTGTTGTTTCTCCTGTACAGCAGTAGCCACACCTTCACGCTTCTTACGGGCGTTCCAGTAGGCATCTTGAGCAGTCTCACGCTGATCTTTTAGTTCTGAGAGTTCATAAGTATTACCTTCTTTACGGGCGTCCTTAATCTTCTCATCAAAGTCATGGTACTCAGCTGCAAGTGTGTTCTCCTCTTGTTGGAGTTGCTCCTGCAATAGTGTTGCCATGCCTGTTAGTTCTGTTAGTTTGGTTGACTGTTCAAGGTCAAACTCTTTCCGTTGTTCACTAATCTTGTTTCCCTTTTTAGACAAGCTTTGATCAGTTGCATAACCTTTACGGAGCTCTTCAAGAGTTAAGTGTTGCTCAACTCCATCGATCTTAACCGGAACCTTATAGTCCCAATCAATATCCTCTTCTGTGAGTAAGTCGGTGTCTTGGGTAGATTCATCATCATCCTCTTCACCATCTTCTTCATCTGAAGTGTTATCATCTTGATCGTCTGTTTCGTCTTCCTCTGTATCGTCTTCAGCGGGTACTTCATCTACAGAATCTTCCGGGTCAAGTTCTACATCGTCTTCTGGTAGATCAATCTCAATACCTAAATGTTTGGCCATTGGCCCCATCGGTACAGGAATGTCATCAAAACTCTGTGATTGTTGACCAGCATTGAAAGCAGCGTCATCTCCTGCGGAGGTAGATGCTGTAATGTTTTCGTTGCTAATAATTTATTATCCCTTATAGTCCTCATTTACTAGTCTTACTCTTGGCATTCACTGCAACTGGTTTGTTGTCAGGATGACCTACGATCTTATCTTGCACGAATGTAAGTGCAGATGACATTGCTTGTAGGGTACCAGCATGTAATCGGCTCTTTTCATGACCTCGGCCCATCTCGCGGACTAAGGATGTCTGTGATCGTTGTAAATCTAACTCAGCTCTATGGAGTTCTTCTAGTGTATTAGTTGGAATCATTATCTTGTTCCTCATCTTCTAAATGTGATTGATCAATGTACTCTTGGTTGAAACCGTAAGTCTCTATCTGAATCAATCGTTCTTTCACTGAGCCTAAGCCCATAGCCACATGGTAAAGATATTCTCTTTCCTTGGTGCAGTGTGCCTCAGTGTTCAGCCACTTCATAAATAAATCTGATAGTATGTCGCCATACGCTTCGGTAAAGAACTCATCCCTTTCTTTCTTAGAAAAGGTAGCCTTTGCCAGAGCAGTCTTAGCATCCGCGAATGGTCCCGGACGGTAGTTACCATCAGACTGAAGTTGTGGTTTGACCTTCTTGTCAATGCCATCTTTATACTTCTTCATCTGTGTTAGTCTCTTGTTGGTTAGGTTTGGGGTCTATTATGTAGACTGAGACCCCATACAGTCAGATACAGTATCACCCCCTTATCCAGCTAATCCTTGGGGAGCTCCTTGAGGAGCTTCTTAGGGAGAAGTTGGGGCAGCTGCTGATCCAGCAGTAGTAGTCATGACGTTAGCCACAAGTGCTTGTGCCTTTTCATACAGTGTGTCAATGTTAGTTTTGGTGGGCATAGGCTGCTGTTCTTTACCAGCATCTAAGGCTAACTTCGACCATTCCTGTTCAGACTTATCTAATGCAACCATAAGTTGCTTAAGATTATCTTGAATGGCATTCTGGGCTTGTACGTTTGTATAGTCAATGTTAGCTTGTTGTAAATCTACAGCTAACTTCTGTGTCAACTCTTCGAGCTTCTGGGCTTTCGCCTGAGCTTCCTGATCACGCTTCTGACCTTCTTCTGCTTTAGCTTTAAAGTCCTCTGTGTTGATATCTATTAGATAGTCAAGAGGGTCTAAACCTAGCGCATCAAACGCTTGTACTGCAATAGTGGAAGCTGCAGTTGGAGCTACAACAGCACCTGCACCAGCGTCCCGAAGGGCTGGTAGGATTTGTTGGCCTATCATTTGTAACTTCTGTAACTGGGTCTGATTACTGGCATCACCAACATCTGCTTCTACAGTCATGTACTCGATTCCGGGTAGATCATCTATGGACACATCGAGATATCGTTGATTGCCTGTGTAGTCACCTACAGACCCACCACGCATTTCCTTACGCATTGTCTTGTATATACCTTCAAGGAGTTCCCGTCCACCGGTTTCCATGAATCTACGAGCAATGAACTGGATGCGTAGCTGTGCAGCGGACTGCACTTGCGATACCTTAGCTTCTGAGTTACCAGACACATATAGGGCATCATTAAGACCTTGGGCTGCTTTAGACAGTCCAGTGGCTTGTTCCTTATGACCTTGCAAGAACTGCAGCAAGGGTACTGTACCTGTTGAGATCTGCTCAGGGGGTAGTGATGCAACTGCACCCATTGGGTTACCGTTGGATGCAATGATCTGTTTAGGCTTCATGTTCTGCAATGCAGAGAAGTCTACTACGTTGGGATCTGCAATCTTAGGTGCATAGTTTGTCAAGTAAGTGTTCTCAACAAAGCCACGTAAGATAGCGGTAGACGCCAGTGTAGAAGGACGTACCATATCTGCCATAGAAAGACCTTCAAGCTCGAAGGGGATTTCAAACGGTGTGAAGGTAGCTACTTGGATATGATCTGCATCATCCTCATAAAGGATAGTGTCGCCCACACGTACAACGTACTTAAGCTCAGCAATACCATCACCATCACGATCAACGTATACCCAACAACGGAGTACAACAGCCGACTCGGTGGCTTCTAGTTGGTTATCATCAGCAGTACCTAATAGTAAGGTAGTTCCGATTGCCATCTTACGTGCGCTTGAATCTGTGTTAGAGAAGTTAATAGTACCTTCTACAGTTGACCAGTCAACAGCTTCAGCCTTTTCAGGCCAACGCTCTCGGATCTCTGATCGTGTCATCTCTTCTTCAAATCCTACAAAGGATGCATCGTGTACACCTGTGGCTCCTCTACTGACTCTTAGGGTCTCAGGTGGTACAGCTGATACAATTACTTTGTTGGTAACTTTAGTACGCTTGAGGCGTACATCAAGGTAGTTACCTGATTGTTCATCTAAATAGATATCACCAGTTGTAGTGATCTCTGGATCTGCCAGTAGTACATCAAGTGCAGTACTGTCGATTGTTTCATACTCTTCAAAGGATATCTTTTCCTCTGATACATATGCCCATGTTACCGCTGATAGCTTCCACATCAAGGCTGACTTAAGCCATGTGTTCATCACAGACCAACCTCGGTTCTTTGAGAACAAGCAGTGGTTGATCAGCTCTGATGCTGCTGTAGCTTGATGGTAGGCCAATGGCGTACGGTCATATGCTTTGAACTTGGCTAGCTTGTTGTTATCGAACAGTAGCTCAGAGAGTACTGCTGTGTAACCTTCAATAGCTTCAACTGTGTCTGACGATACAATACGTGATACACCTTGAGGCTTTAAGTGGCCCTGAGGAATCATTGCGTATTCGTAGGTAGACTTCTGACGTTCATCAGATAGCTCTGAGGTATCTAGGAAGCTGGAACTAGATTGTGCCAACTTATAGTCGAGGAGTGTTGTAAGCTCCTCATCGGATACTTGTACTTTGTATCCATCTTCATTATTACTTGACATTGATATACCTCTTAGTATGCGCAGGAGTAACACCTCACGCTCTGTCTATCTATTAGAATTAGGGGCAGTTTGCTATCTTTTCATTCCCGAGATGTGAAGCATAACCGCCTAAAAGAAAACATCTTACATAGTGGAGGACTATGGGAAACTTTTTAAACCACGAAGGCCCCTCGGAAAAGAGAGGGACCCTCAGGCTACTATAGCCATTGAGTGTTGTCAGGTGTATACGCTTGGTTCCTGAAGGATACTCGCGTAGTTGTCAACCTGTCTCCGTGTGTGCGGAGTACTTCAAGGGCTATAGCTGTTGCTATTACGGTGTCATCATGACAGCCAGATATAGCATTGGTTTTACCACTGGCATCAGCCACATAGTTCATACACTCTTGTATGATAATGGGGGACGCAAGAGAAATATCATCGTTCTCTATGGCGTTCTTAAGATGCCCAATGATCATGGGCTTAGTAGCTTGGGTAGTCCTCCACCCTAGTCTTGTGCCCTCCTCATTGGACACATTAGCTACTTTTGTTTGATGGTATAAGTTCACGTAATCCATTTGTTTTAATCGGTTTAGTGTTGCTATACCTAAGGAATTAGATTCCACTGCAAGAAGAGAGTTGTTGTAGTAGCGACCCAAGTAGAACAAGAGATCACCATACTGAGTAGGGTCTAACTTGTTGTTACGGTACACTGCACATACTTCTCTTTCTGCATTCATGACTACTGCTGCTGAGTAATCTTGTCCAACGCCCAAGGCACAGTCAGCTCCGATGATGAAGTTACTGTCGTACTTAGGGTACTTGTAGATCTCCAAGAAGCCCTCCCTGTGATCTTCAAACATACACGATTCTAAACTAAAGTGTTGTCTCTTCATGCATGGTAGTGAAACCATGTCATCTAGCTTACCTGTATCAAATACGTTAGAACCAGAAACTATAAATGCTTCATTTGCTGTTGACGGGTATTCCTGACGGAACTTATCCATACCCCCTTCGGCTATCTTAAGACGCCTCCAGTACAGCTGTTCTAAGTCTAAACCATGAACCTTCTGTAAGCCTTCTTCTTCCTCTGTTACGGTATCTGCAAATACCTCAGGTTCTAATACAAACCTACGGTACTCTGGCATAAGGAACCAAGGTACAAAGATAGGGATGTATTCGTTCTCACCTGCTACAGCCCCCTTCCAGAGTCTGTGGAACTCGTTACCAACACCGTTGGCTGTTGACTCTAAGATTACTTCGGTACCGTCAGCTTGTGATATACCTTGGAATAAGCCTGCGAGAATCTTTGCGTCATGAGTCCAGAAAGCAACTTCAGATAGATGAGCAATAGTCGGGGTGGTCCCTCGGCCTGCTTCGGGGGATCCTGCGGTGTAGAGCCGGTATCCTGAGTCATTGTGTTCAAATCCTATCTCTTTAGAGTTAGACTTCTTCAGTACTGGTTTGAACTCTGGCTTCATATTCTGAATGATGTTACGAGACATCGCAAACAGGGCATCTGAAGTGGCAGAGTCATGTGCCATTACTACTGACTTGTTGTATGGGGTTAGGTATGACTTCCAGTATACTCTGCCGCAGGCGTAGGTCGAAAGACCCATCTGTCTGGCCTTAAGTATAATGGCACGTACCTTACCTGTTTCCTTAAGTTGCTTCTCAATGGCGTCATCAACGATCTGTTGGGCCTTGTTGAACTCTAAAGGTATAAAACCCTGAGATGCATCTTTTGGTAATATTCTGATCTGTTCTTTAGCAAAGTCTTGGAAGGACCCCTCGTATCTTGTGAGGTCTGTACGCTTCCGTGATTCTACTGCTAAGGCTAGTTTCTGTCTATTTGTCATAGACAAACTCTTATTCGTCATAGACGAACTGGTATTAGATAATTTGTTAGTTTCCAATGGGGAGTCCTCCAAGACTACGTTCGGGTAACCCCCTACGGGGTTTAGGGCAATACAAATATAAAAGGAAGTAGTTACCTCATAGTACTACTAAGGGACCTATAGTACCCCTAAGGACTCCCCTAGTATATAAGAGAGTAGAAGCTGAAGTAGTAGTAGTTAGGGACTCCCTAAGAACCCTTAGGTACCCTTGAGGGGGTATCCCTGATACGTATATCCATTGGTATAAGATATAGTATAGTGATGTAGTTACTCAGAGACCCCCTCGTATCTCTTAAGGTAGTACCTTACCGTGTCTAGGATCCATAAGGATCCCTAAAGGTATTGTACTAGCCCTAACTACTTCACAAGTACCATCTTGGGTACATACAGACTCCTCTTATAATGTTCCTATAAGGTACTTAAAAGATTACTGAGAGATAACCCTCTGAAGCCTGATAGATACC